ATGCGATAGAACTACCTGGAACTACTGAGTTTGAAGTAGGTCGTGGAACTATTTCTGCAGGTCAGTTAGCTAGAACAGAAATTATTTCATCATCCAATAGTGATAGCGCTGTAGACTTTTCTGCAGGAACTAAAATTGTATTCTGTACTTTACCCGCAAGTAAATTTGTGCCAGGTAAATTTGAAGGAAGCAATTTTACTAATTCTATATTAATTGGTCATTCAAACTCAGGAACTTTAAATAATGCAAATGGTAACGTTGGTGTAGGTACCACAGCATTAGATGCTTTAGTCACGGCAGATAATAATGTTGCTGTAGGATTTGGGGCTTTAAGTGCAAACGCATCTGGTAATTCAAATACTGCATTAGGTCAAGATGCATTAGCGGTAAATAACAGTGGAGCTGAAAACACAGCTGTGGGCTCACGATCATCATACTTATTAGCTAATGGAACTGGTAACACCACAATAGGATTTAAAGCTGGTGAACAAATGAACAACGCTGATGCTGATTACAATATTTTAATAGGGCATCAAGCAGGAGACAATATTACAGAAGGAGCTGGTAACGTAATAATAGGAAGCGTAGATGCAGCTGCAGCAGATGGTGATAGAACTTTAAAAATTGCTGGGTATGACGGATCAACAACTACAACTTGGATTTCAGGTGATAGTGCAGGTGCATTAACATTTGCAGACAAAGTTGTTTTGGCTGCAAACAAAACTATAGAGTTTGGCGATTCTGGTGAAACCATATCAGGTGATGGAACAGATATGACTGTTGCTTCAAGTGGGATTTTAAATCTAAACTCATCAGCTGCTACGGGCCCTGCAATAAAACTTACTTCGTCAGCGGGTGGAGTATTAGTAGATTCAGCTTCACTTATTGTATTAGACGCTGACAATGCTGACAATGGAATTCAATATAAAGATGGAGCAACTGAAATGTTGCGTATTCATAATTCATCAAGTGATGTTATTTTACATACAAAAGTTCAAGATAAAGATTTAATCTTCAAAGGTAACGATGGTGGTTCAGAAATAACTGCATTAACTTTAGATATGTCAGAAGCAGGTGCAGCTACGTTTAATGATAAAGTTATTTTAGGTGCTAACAAAGTTATAGAGTTTGGTGACTCAGGTGAAAACATATCTGGAGATGGTACTAGTTTAACAATAGCTAGTTCTCATAATACCGTTATAGATAGCGCAAATCAAATAATTTTAGACGCTGGAAATGGGTTAAACATATATTTTAGAGATGATGACGTACTTATAGGTCAAGTTCTTAAATCTGGTAATAATGACTTTAAACTTAAAGGATTACAAAGTGGTAAACTTTTTGTTTTAGAAGGACTTGATAGTGGTGGTTCTTTAGTTACAGCATTATCTTTAGATATGTCAGCTGCAGGTGCTGCTACATTTGGTGACAAAGTTATTTTAGGTGCTAATAAAGTCATTGAGTTCGGTGATTCAGGTGAGACCATATCTGGTGATGGAACAGACTTAACAATCGCTTCAAGTAATGATGCTACAATTGATGTTGCTGGTCAAATTAATTTAGATGCGAGTGATATTGGTAGAATTCATTTTATGCACGATGGAACTGCATATGGTGAAATTTTAAGAAGTTCTCAAAACTTTCAATTAAAAAGTTTAATCTCAAATGGTGATTTTGAAATACATGGAAATGACGGTGGAGTTTCAATCAATGCATTTAAACTTGATATGTCAGAAGCAGGTGCTGCTACATTTAACAGTAGTGTAACAGTAGGTGCTAACCTTGATGTATCTTCAGGAACTATAAAACTTGATGG